ATAAGCCCCAATAAGTTCTTCGACAAACTTATTAGGTGGCTCGGAACTGGTATACTAAAGTGTACCAGCAAGGAGCTCTCCTATGGTTTGTGGATTACAGACAAGATCCTTACAGTAATGAGGACCCGTGGTAAACACGAGGCGATCAAATACTGTAAAGGCCTAAGATTACGATTCCTTGATCTCATTTTATCAATGGATGAAGGTTTTAATCTAAGGGTCCCTAAGTCAGTTCCTAAAGTCCTTAGACCTATAAAGAAGTACATAGAGGGGAATATTAATTACCCTTTTATTAGGCTAATTAATTCCTGTCTCTATGTTACTCGCTTTATTAGGTTGGAAGCAGTTCCAAATCACTCTACGATAGAAGCAAGGCCCGGTTATACCGGAGACCCCCGACATCTAAGAGATGAAATGAAACTCTTCCTTAAGGATTTAGGCATCAATACGAAGATGGGATTAGGAAAAGTACCTAAAGCATTGCGCTTTAGTCACTTTCATATGACATCAAAGAAAGGGCCCAATGGGCATGCCCTTTGGACTTCTTTCGATGATGCATTGGCTCTATCTCCAGACATGCTCGAATCAATCCGAGTAGTCGGTGGAGACAGACTCCATAGTCTCATCTCTCGTTTTATGTCTCTTTATCTAGTAATACCTGCATTCTTCGACCGGTTCAGAACCCTCACGGGTGCTAGAATCCCTCGTAGAATAGCATGTATACAGGATAAAGAGGGGAAAACGAGGGAAGTTGCTATAGGAGATTATTATACACAGGCGGCATTGCTGCCCTTGCATAATTTTCTCTTTAAGCACCTTCGTCGTATCACTCAGGACTGTACCTTTAACCAAACAAAACTATTTAGATCCCTTTGGGCTGATGTGGGAAGCTCTTTCCATTCCGTGGATTTAACCGCGGCAACGGATCGGTTCCCCATAGCAATCCAGAAGGAGCTACTAGATGTTTGGTTTGGTTCTGAGTATGCAACACATTGAGAACGTCTCATGGTTGGACAACCATTCAAATATAAGAATGATTGAATAATTTATGGGACAGGTAATCCAATGGGGTTTTACTCCTCTTGGGCTACTTTCGCAATGTGTCACCATTTCTTCTTATGAAAAGCCTGTAGAAAGGCTAATCGTAATTGGAAAAGGTGTCCTTATATGCTTCTTGGCGATGATATCGTTATTGCTAACGATGCCGTTGCTAAGGAGTATAAGGATTTACTCAGAGAGTGAGACGTTTCTTACTCTGTAGAAAAGACCCATATTTCACAATACGGGTTCGAGTTTGCTAAGCAAATCCGTCTACATAGAGAGAATGTCTCACCATTCCCTTTGTCTGCTCTCTTTGATCGACGATCT